CGCTTGATCCACCCCCAGATTCGAAACGGCCTCCGCCACCGCCTGATCCACCTGTGTAACCAGGTTTACCAGAGCGGCCACCACCACCGCCGCCCAGTGATACAACCGTGGTTGAGTTAAATGTTGATGTGCCGCCGTTGGCTCCTCCATCGTCAGAATCTGTCGTAGCTCCTTCTCCAACTACAACAGAATAACTAGACCCTTCAGTAACACTAAAAGAAACAAGGATGTCTAATTCGGCTCCACCGCCGCCACCGCCTTGGTCTCCGCCACCTCTCGCCCCACCTCCGCAAGAAATTATTTCAACACTTGCATCGCCTTTATCGACTGAGAAAGTGCCAGAGTTCGTGAAGACATGGTAGACGTAACCACCAACACTTACGATTTCATCGCCACCTGTTGCAACGAAAGACGGGCCATAAGACCCTCCAACGAAACTCAGAAGTACGCCGCTCATTACGATATATTCCCTGAAATTACACAAACAGTTCCGCTAATGAATAGGATGTTACATACGCCTCTCGTTGCCAAGGTAACAGATGCAACGTCTGAGTCAGCCCCTGCAATGTAAGCAGTTGTGATTGAACATGTGACAGTCACATCGCCAGTTGTGTTGTTGAATAAAACAATCGCATCGCCTTCAGAGAAGGTAGCGTCTGGGATTGTGATTGATCCGCCTGAACCGACTTGTACATACTTACCAACATCGCCTGTTGCTAATGTATAAGAAGATGTCTTTGTGCCGACAGCAGGAATCTCGCGGTATCCGATGTCGCCAAAACCATCTAGCTTGTTTAGTTCTGCCGCTGTTGATGTAACAGCAGTTCCGCCGATCTCCCACGATCCCTCTGTCAGGTTCGGAGCAATCGCAGTCGTTCCATCCAGAAGATCATCGATAGCATCGAGATCCGCATTGAGTTTAGTTCCCCAGGTATCTGAACTGGCTCCAACCTCTGGTTTAGTCAGCCCGTAAGTAGTGGTTGTAGTATCAGCCATTTAAGCCACCTTCATCCTAATGAGTAATGTTTACGCTATTTTAACCCAAGTATCTTGGTTTACAGCAATTTTCTCCCATTTCTCTCTCGCCAGTGACGATATCGAGCTTGTGGAAGATACCAATCCAGATGATGCGAACGTAGCCGCCCCTGGACACGTTAATTGTGCGACAGCACTTATTGTTGCGCTACCGCCAGCAGTAACTACTGAATCTGCCGTTATTGTAGTGCTTGCATCGGCCTGAGCTACTCCATCGAACACCATGAGTCCTGATGATGCAGTCGATGCGCTCGCAGTCGATGTAGCAGAAGCTATTCTTACACGAGTCGCTGTGCCTGTACTCGATGCAGATCCAGCGGATACAGTATCAAGTGGACCTTGGCCATATGATGCATAGCCATAAGCCCCATCGCCGTAATCGTACTCACTGATTATCTTGAGGATAAACTCCTCACCCAATGAGGTAGTGACCGCTGTTGAGCTAACTAATGCATCAGACTCCCTAATGCGTGTAGCAGATGCAGTGATCGCGGATGTTGCGACTGAATCAGATGCTGATGCATCCTTCCGAATCCCACCATTCGCCACAACGGTACATGACGCAGATATTGACGCTGATCCGGTCTGAATTACACCTTCAGTGCCGTAATCAGCATCACTGTATGTGCCGTAGCCGTACCCAATACGGTTGCTAGGCATCTACTTAGTCCAGCGTAATGTCGAGGTCACCTGCTGGTACGCGGAACACATCACCAGTCTCAATTACCTTTGAGCTAGTCAGTGCCGCATAAGCAAGCAAGTTGCCGCCAGTTGATGCATCCATCACACCAACGTAAGACACAGTGCCAAAGTTCGCTGTCGCTGTTGAGTATTCAACCGCCGCGCTTGTTGTCGCTGTGTTGCCAGATACTGTGAATGCTACTGTCTGACGAGCGTATGCAGTTCCTGAAGTCGATACCTCAGTGCCTGATGCGTCCTCGTCTGGGTTCGATGTGAACAGTGCGAGATAAAGAGTTCCAGGAGCGGTGTAGGCGTTGCCACCAAACACATGGTCCAGAATCTCGGTTTCTAAGTGGTTAGAGAATGACATTATCCAAGTCCTCTGATGTTAAGCCTGATGCCCGTTCCTGAGTTTTTCACGCGCTCAGATTGAGTATTAAGATTGACTACAGCCGCCGCATATAACTGTGACCATAGCTGTAGCCTCTCGTCTTCCTGCAAGTATGGAGCAGAATGGATCAAACTGCCATAAAGGTATACGTCAGGAGCGTAGTCCAACAGCCAGTTGGTTGTGGTGCTATCTGACAGTGCAGGAATCTTTTTGTAGTACAGAAGTTCAAAGTCGTAAGTGTCATCCGGTGTCGGGTACAACTCGAACTCGCCTCGTACATGTGCGTAGAATCGTGGCTTACCAGTGATGTCGTCATTGTTCTGGCGCTTGTCTGCAATGGCAGAGAGACTAGCCAGTTCAAGTGTTGACGTACCTGAGCCTGTTAAGTGGAGCCGGATCGTTTCGAGCCAGTCGGCAGGGACTTGCATGTACTGGTCACCTGGATCTTGCTGACCTGATGACCGCTCTTCCATCTCCCAGTGGCGAACGTCTCGATTGATCTGAGCCTCAGCCAAAGAGATAAAGTCAGGGATCACCGAATCGAGATCTGACCTGTTCAGGAAGTTAGCGATTGAGGTCTTCAACTCGCTGTAAGTCGATATTGCCATTACTTGGTCTTCCGCTTGTTGTATGCGTCCATTGTAGCATCACCTAGTGGTGTTGGAGCCATAAATCCAAGGATGGCATCCAGGATCATCTGTTGAACCTCTTTGCGAGCCTCTTCCTTGTCGCCTACCTTCATGCCTGCTGTAGCAATATCTGCCGCTGTAGCGTCTTCTGGCAAGCCTAGAGTAGCAAGTAGACCGCCTGCCGCTACTGGAGCCGCTCCGGCCAACCAATTGTTTTCTCCCATACGCATCGGATCGAACTTGGCATCTGTTCTGCGAGTCATTGATGGATCAAGAAACACCATGTCCTCGCCATCAAGTAATGCGTCAGCGCCACCTGCTCGGTAGATATCTGACTTTGCCTTGCGGCTCATGTCTGTCGGAATCCAGCCAGACTGAGTAAACACGTTTAGCTTGTCATTGATGTACGATGTGTCACCACCGAATCGGTCTTCCAAGTGCTTGCGGTACGCATCAATCATTTCCTGATTTGGCTTGTCTGCGCCCTGCACAAAAACCTTCTGTGCATTTGTAACAAGATCATACACCTCACCGTCCTTACCCTTCTTGGCAAGCTGATCGAGGTAACGCTGACCCTTCTCGATGTTCGTACCTGTATACAGACCTTCAGGCGTGTTTATGGCATTCAGTGGAGTGGCATCAAGGTCATAATAGTCCAGACCTTTTCTTCCGCCGTGATGGAATACATACGACTGATAGCCCTGTAAATCTGCATCGCTTGGTAAGTCCATCAACTTGGTCTTGTTAAGCACTCGATCAAGGTATGGCTGTGCTTCATCACTGAAAGCCCTCATGCCGCTAGTGACGATATTTGTATCAGAAGGGTCTGGAGCCTTATTCAGAGCCTTGAATAGTTCTTTGAGGATAGTGCTAGCCATTACTTAACACCGCTATGGTACACTGGTGAAAATCCAACCACTTGGCAACCGATAAACATCCGATAGGTTGGCTCTTGCATCGGGGTTGCCATCACTGATTCATCCATGAAGGGAATTGTAATCCTTTCCCGCCACTCGCAATATCAATAATCGCATTGCGGCCTTGCTCTTGGGTCATCTGTCCTTTCCTGACTGCTTCCTGAATCGGTGCAATCTGGCCTTGCAGTTTAGCCTTGCCTGAGCCTGAAGTCGGGAATGTCTCGCGGATGATTTCCCATGTTGGTGATTGAAGCTCCATCGCTCTCAAATCATTTCTTTGTGCCGCTTCACGATAAGCGTCCGCATACAAGCCGTATGTGCCACTTGCCATGCCAGACTTTGATGATCCTGCAACTTCACCTTTGATCGCTCCGCCACCGAACGCATGGCCAACAGGAACGCCTTTCTGTGAGTATGGAGTCATCAGGGCCGCTGACACCGCATGAGTGTCGATAGTCACATCACTTGGGTTGAATGGGTCAACAATGTTGTTGTAGAAGTTGCGAATCTTGTGTCCGCCAAGACCAAGCTTTTTCGATATGTTTTCAGTCGTTGGGTTCTCAAGCATATCTACAGCTAACTCAAGGTTCTTGTTCGACTGCCACATAAATGATGATGGCTTGCCTTCCTTGGTAGTAACGAGATCGCCAATCGCACCCTCTGGAGTGATCTGGTAGTAATAACGCTCATTTGTCGCTTCATCATAAGCGCGAATCCATTCTGCCTTCTTGGCGCTTGTGTCCATGTCATTGAGCGCCTTGCCTTCAAACTTGCCTGCGCCTTTTGGCATTGGCGTGTTCTTCTTGGTAGTGAAGATCTCAACGAGCCGATCTGCTTGCTCTACGTTCTGGAACCAATCCATCCCCGGAGATAATCGAGCAAGAACTCCAGATGTGGCCTCAACCGGCAAACCATACGATCTGGACATGTCATTCGCCAAAGCGTTCGCACCCTTGTACCAGTTTGTGGACCGCTCAATAAATTCTGTTGGTGACTGCTTAATGTAGTAATCGAGGTTGTCGATGATCGTTGTTTTGAAATCACCGAAACGTCCTTCAGCCTTTCTTGCTGTCGTGCTGAGCGCAGGATACTTCGACATCAACTCCATGTTGTGCTTCAGTGCGTCCGGGTTGTACATCATCATGTCGCCGCTAATGGCGAATTGATCTGTCTGATGGAAGCCAACATCTTCTGCGACTTTTGCAGTTGGGTTTGCAGTCGATACTCGCTGACCAATCATGCTTGGATCTTCTGGTGCAATGACGCGCTGTTTCGCTCGCTCCCCGCCGATCTTGCCAAGCTGAGATACGTCCGAGCCATAAACACCCATTTTGGTTGGACCGCTAACAGCAGTTGGAGACGCGCTTGCAAGCATCGATGCGATGATCGCCTGGCCGTCACTCATACCTAATCTTTTAGCTTCTTCCTGAACGACAGCAGGAGCCATTGTGCCTGCCGTATTAGCCGCAATCTTTGAGCCAGTAATAGCCCCTCTGCCTAGTGCGCCACCAAGAATGTTTTCACCAAGAAGCTCAGATGATGCCCTTCCGATTTCATTCTTGGGGGTAATTGCAGTACCTATTTGGTTAAGAATCTCAGCACCTCGGACGACACCAACATCTTTTGATGGGTCTTGCCCCTTGAAGATATCAACAACATCATCCACGCCTTTTGACATCAAATATGGAGCTTTGACTGCACCGCCCGCAACTCCGCGCCCTAGATAACCAAGAGATGTGAGGTAGTCCCAGACATTGATCTCGTTGACTGGCTCAGAATAAGTTTCTAAAGCCAAAGGATCGTACTGATTTCTTGCCATTTAGCCGTCCTAAGTATGTGATCACTTGGACATTTTACCACTATTGAGTGGTTATGCTACACCTGCGAGATTTCTACGAACTGGCGTATCCCAAGTATCTGTCTGGCCGATGCCTTGTCTGTAGATTGCAACAAGGCCAAATGCATCTGCACCATGTGATGCCCAGTCGTGTTCTGGTCCGAGGCCAAGCCCGCGAGCTTCGTCTCGCTTTTCATGATACCAGCCAAGGGCTTCTCGTCCGCCTTTGGTGTTCTCGTCATGGAATCGGCAGGATGGGAACATACGCCTGGCCGCCTCGATGCGGGACAGTACAGCGCCTGCGCCTTGGTTAGGGATAGATTCAACGGTAAAGCCTGCATCATTTAGGAACCCCTCCGGCGTGACCTTGTACACCATGTCGTGCTTCCTGCCGTCATGTGGCAGTACCATCAACGCATCCTCGTAACCTTTAGACCTGAGCCAGTGGACATGTGACTCAAACGGCTGGCCTACTGCCTCGTAGTAATCCAGCAGGCGAATCTCTTCACCGATGTACTGAACGATCCATATAGCAGTCGCATCCGACTTCTTGGAGGTTCCGCCGATGTCCCACACGGCATGTAGTTTGACAAGAGGATCTTTTCCAAAGAATCCGATCCTACCCTCAAGTGACGCTTCCGATAGGTGTCGAGCATAATACGCGCCTTCCAAGACAGTAGCATATTCACCCTCCCATACATGTGGATACCGATCGGGAGTCATGCGTAGGCAGTCGTCCTTTTCCTGTAGCAACACCTTTGATATCCAGGGATTGTGCTTCCAGTTGGCGTTGACCACTACAGCACCTGTTGGTGTGTTGTCCGAGCGCAGTAGTTGATCAATCGCGTCTGTTGGCCGGTTAGGGTTCCAGCTTGCCCAGATCTCTGAGCCTTCCTTACGCATGGTTGGAGTCAGTAGTTCTAGCGATCTGTGGCTGAGTGACTGAGCCTCTTCAATCCATGCTCGGTCAAAACCTTCCAGCGACTTGATGGAGTCTGCTGTGTGATCCTGCATACCTGTGAAGATGATCACGCCATCGTGTGGTGTCTCGATGACCTCTCGGTAGACCTTGAATCCTGCCTTCTCTCCAAGGTTATACGCCTGGAGCTTATCCTCGATAAGACGCTTGGATGACTGCTTGAGTGACTTCTGCACCTCTCGGATACATGCCGCTCGCATACCAGGTATCCTGATAGCGTCCTCGATCAGTAGCTCGGCAAAGAAATGTGACTTGCCGCTACCTCGGCCTCCCCATGCTCCTTTGTATCGAGCAGGTTCTAACAGTGGCCTGAATACTGATGCTGTCTTGAACTGAAGCGTTCCACTCAAGATTGAGTCGCCTCGATGATCACGCGCTCGATCTTCTGAGGACTCATTGATCCATCGCTCGAAAGATTATCTAGCTCAGTGCGTTCACGGTAGCCATGATTGACGTTCATCAGCATCTTAGTCATGGGTGCGTTGAACTCACCTGTAAGCCCGTTGTTGATTAGCGTCTTGGCTTGCTTCCTGAGGATCGTCTCTAATGTGTCCGAAAATTCTTCAATCTCATCCTTCCATTTGTAGA